TGTGACTGAGGAAATTTACAACACTATACAGAAACAATTAGAAGAGAAACTTCCAGATTACCACACGTTTGTTTATTTCACAAATTCCAACGAAATAGAATTTAAATGTTTTTATGAAAAGGACTTTAAAGAAATTAATTTTGAGCAATTAAATAAAATTATCACAGAACAATTTAAAAACTAAAATATGGAAAACGAAAAGTATGTAGGCAAAGGTTGGGCGAACCAATACGGTGTAAAGGTTCAACTAAAAAAACAAGATTTACTCGATTTACCCACCAACCAATACGGGGATATTGAAGTATTTGTAGGTCAGCGCAAAGAAGTTGACCAAAAGAGCAAAGCAACGCACTGGGTAAAATGGAAGGCGAAAGATGCACCGATGCAAGCACCGAGCGAAATTCACCCTGCATTAACCAAGGCAGGATTCGTACCCGAAGACGACGGGTTACCTTTCTAAAATTTCCCATTCAATAAGTATGCACCCACTAATCGCAGACGTACTCCAACACCAAAGTTATCGCAAATCCTGCTATGATATTGTGAGGGGTACGCACTTCGATGGGGAAGACCTATACCAAGAAATGCTTTTAGCACTACTCGAAAAAGAGGACGTGAAGTTGTGGGAGGTTTGGCACTCGGGAGGGCATCGTTGGTACGTGCTATCGTTAATCTACCGTTTATTTTTGGGTAAGGGTTCTTTGTGGGATCAGAAGTACCGAGATCGGTTGCTACGTGTTGACGTTGACTGGACTCGTGTTGAAGTGATCGCTGAAATCTACGATCATGAAAGCGAGGTTCAAACGACCAAGCAAATGGAAGCGATTGAGGATGCAATAGCGGAACTGCATTGGTACGAGCGCAATTTGTTTATGGTTTACGTAGAAGCCAAAAATATGCGACGTATTAGCACATCGACCACGATACCATACAACAGTATCAGATTGACCATTAACACGGTTAAGGACAAATTAAAAAAGAAATTGAAATGAAATACCGAATCAAGCAATACAGCGAAAAGCAATTTTGCGCCCAAGTAAAGATAGATTGGTTTGCACGTTGGGAGTCAATAGATATAGATAACCCAGTATTTACTTGGAGCGATAATTTAGAGTATAAAAAGCTTTGTATCGTTGAAACAATGCAACACGCTAAATTGATAATTGAACGACATAAGGAGTGGTTGGAAAGCAAGATTAGATACCCTAAATTTTTTGAAATAAAATGATTTACTTACAAATTTTATTTATAGCGTTTTTCTCTGCGTGTGCAGGGGTAACGATTACCAAGCTAACGGGTATTGGTGACAAGATCGGGTTCAAGCCATTTAACTGCTTTGTATGCCTTTCGTTTTGGACTGCGGTTGCTTCATTCTTTGCTACCGTTAGCCTTCCAGTGTTGAGCCTATTTGCTTACTCTATTGGATGCGGTTTTATCGCTTGCATCATTGCTTACTTTTTAATCGATAGGATTTACCGATGAACCCTGAACACTACGATAGAAAGGTGCAACCGATTGATTTAATCGATGCCTTTGAGTTGAACTTCAACTTAGGTAATGTAATTAAGTACACCGCTCGGGCAAACTACAAACACGAAAACCCAAAAGAGGATTTGTATAAAGCAATTTATTATTTACGACGTGAATTAAAAAAATATGAAAATAGCTAACAAAATGACCGACGAACAGTTGAAGCGGTTAGAGCCATTGTACCATAAATGGGTACAATTCCAAAACGAAAAGACCTTGCGCCTGAGTGGTGAACAAGTAGCGTTAATGGGTGGTGTATGGAGCGAGGTAATGGGTAAACGTTGGACGGGTGGTTGTCAAGCCTGCACCGTTAACGCATTCTCGACTATCATGAACCATTACGACGCTGAACTTGACCGTAGGCATAAAGCAATCCATGAGCAACTTATTCAAGAAACGTTCACGGAAAATGAACCGACCGAAATTGTGAACACTAAACAAACAACCGATGCCACTACCGAAAAGAAATCAAGACGAAAGCAAAAGTGAGTTCTTAGACCGTTGCATGATTAACACGGTTATGAAAACTGAGTACGAAGACCCAATCCAACGGTTAGCGGTGTGTAATGCTTTGAGCCGTAAGGAAAGCTACGCAAAGTTTGAAAGCCATTCCGATTACCCCGAAGCGGTGAAAAACAATGCAAAGCGAGGTATTGAACTGAACGAGAAAGAGGGTAACAAGTGTGCAACGCAGGTCGGTAAGGTTCGAGCGCAACAGCTTGCCAATGGTGAGCCGTTAAGTGTATCAACGATTAAACGGATGTACTCATATTTGAGCCGTGCAAAGACGTATTATGAAACGGGAAAGCCTACCGACTGCGGTTATATTTCCTACCTTCTTTGGGGTGGTTTAGCTGGCCTTCGTTGGAGTGAATCGAAGCTGAAGGAGATCGAGAAATGACCACGGAAAAACAACCCGATGTAATCGATCAGGCAATTAGTGCGGTTGAGTTGTACGCTTCCATTGCCAATTTACTGATGGATATTGCAGAAACTGCCGATCATGTGAGCGTGGGCGGTGCTACCGATTACGAATTAAAGCTTATGTGTATGCAGAAGCTAAAAGAGATCGTTAACAAAATTGAAGTATGAAAATTGAAAAGTGGAAAGTATCGGAGGTTAAAGCAAACCCAAACAATCCAAGGGTAATTAAAGACGATAAGTTCAAAAAGTTGGTGAAGTCGATTCAAAACTTTCCCGAAATGTTAGAACTACGTCCGATCGTGGTAAATAGTGACGGTATTGTTTTGGGTGGTAATATGAGGTTGAAGGCGTGCAAGGAAGCAGGGTTGAAAGAAGTTCCAGTTATCAAGGCCGAAGATTTAACCGAATACCAACAAAAGGAATTTATCATTAAGGATAACGTTGGGTTTGGGGAATGGGATTGGGAAGATTTAGCGAATAATTGGGATGCCGAAGAGTTGACGGAGTGGGGATTGGATTTACCATCAAAAAGCGAAACTGAAAAAATAAGTGATTTATCATTTGAAGACGTTTACTATACGCCAAAAGATAAACCTAATTTAAAATTAGAAGATTGTGTTGATGTTACAAAGTTTAATAAAAAAATCGAATTTATTGATTTATTAGAATTGTCAAAAGAGAAAAAAGATATTTTAAAATTATTTGCGTATAGATTTATCAAAATTGATTTTGAAAGCGTAGCAAACTATTATTTTTTCAATGCAGATGAAACAGAAAAAACTGCAATAGAACGTTTACGTTTAGTTCTTTGCGATTCTGGAATAGATGGATTTATTGAAGACGAAATTTTGAAAATACATCAACTTATTGAAGATTGGGAAAATGATTGACATTTTTATACCATCATACCACCGTGCTGAAAATTTAAAAACAGTAAATTATTTTTTAAAAATTGGGTGGGAGTCAAAAAATATTCATGTTTTTATTGATAGTGAAGCAGACGACTTTATTATGTATGAAAAAATATGTAATCAAAAAAAAGTAAATCTTCATGTATTTGATATGAATCAAGCACGTGAGCGATATGACTATGTACATCGACCAAGCCATTCAAGAAGGAGTGCAGGTCAGGCTCGTAATATGTTTTATGATTTTGCAAAAAAAATGAATATTGAATTTTACATGGTTCAAGATGATGATACCCAAAATTATCAAATTAAAAAAATGGGTAAATATATTAGGATGGCCAATTTGAATGATATTCAAAATGTATTTGTAGCAATCAAGGATTTTATGTATAAGCGACATATCGGTTTATTTGGAGTTTCTCAAACTGGCGATTTTATTGGTGGTACAAATAGAAAGTTGCTTCGAAATAAAGTAATGAATACAACTTTTGTATTAACCAAATATATTTATAGAGGTGAAAAGGGCGTTCAAGATAATGATACTTCGCAATTCGTAAATATTATGAATGAAGGATATTTTACAGGTAGTATTGGAGACGGTTTAGTTTTACAACAAACAACAAGTGTAACTGCAAAAGGTGGGTTGACTGATCTTTACAAAGAATGCAAATTGTTAAATAAATCCTTAGTAACACCAATACAATTTCCAAGTTCAATTATTGCTGAAAAACAAAGTGAAAATGGAGGACGATTGCATCATAGAATAAAAAATAAATTTATTTACCCAAGATTGATAAAAACAGAAAAAATAGATAATATTTCATGGGATAAATATTCAGAAGATGTAATTTTTAGTAATGAGCCATTAAATAGACAATTATGCCAAGTGGAGAAAAATTAAAAGGGAAAGCACCGAAAAACGGGTTCGATACCAATTCCGAAAACATCAATCGAAATGGAAGGCCAAAGCTATTAAAGAACGTTATTAAAGATACGTTCCTTCAAGAGTTCAACGTTAGGTTAAGCCATTCCCAAGCCAATGAAATCATAACTGGAATACTTGGAATGACCCGTACCCAACTCATGGATTACGCAAAGAGTGACGATGTACCTTTTTGGATTTCCATGATTGCAAAGAAAGCACAAAGGGATTACGAGCGTGGTTCAATTCACTTGATAGAGGTGTTGATGGATAGGGTGTACGGAAAACCGAAGGAAACCGTTGATACTACCGTGAGCCTACCAAAGGCCGAAATTCAGATTGGGTTGGTTCAAAGTGTTATACCGCTTTCAAATAGTGAGGATGCAATTATCTTGGATTGATGTTTCAAACGTCTGTCATATTCGATCGCAACTACAATTCAACTGCCGAGGTTATTGTTAACCAAGGCGGTACAAGTTCGGGCAAAACTTACTCGATATTACAGGTGCTATGTTTCAAAGCCATCGCAGAAAATAACCAAGTGATTAGCGTTGTAGGTCAAGACGTGCCTAACCTAAAAAGCGGTGCGCTTCGTGATATGCAAACGATCGTAGCGAGTTCGCCTGATATTCAAAGTTGGATTAAAGGGTACAATGCGAGCGATCGTATCTACACGTTTCACAACGGTTCAATAATAGAATTCAAAAGCTATCAAGACCCGCAAGATGCAAAGAGCGGAAAGCGTCATTACCTGTTTATGAATGAGGCGAACGGAATCAATTATTGGATATATTGGGAATTAGCACGAAGAACTAATAAACAGGTTTTTATCGACTACAACCCTAATGCTCGCTTTTGGGTGCATGATAAATTGATAGGAAAAGAAGGAGTTGAGTTGATCATTAGCGACCACCGACACAACCCATTTTTAAGTGACAAAACAAGGCGGGATATTGAAGGCATCAGGAATGAAGACGAGGAACTTTGGAAGGTGTACGCCCGTGGAATGACTGGAAAGATTGAAGGGTTAATCTATCGTAATTGGGGCACGATTGGAACGATACCAAGCGATGCTCAGTTGATTGGCTACGGTATGGACTTCGGATTTACCAACGACCCGACCGCAGTGGTTGGAGTGTACCGTTACAATGGTGAGTTAATCATTGACGAAGTAATGTATCATAAAGGACTCACTAACCAAGATATTAGCCTTTTTATGACCAGTTGCGCAGTTGATAGGAGCGTTAGCATTGTGGCTGATTCCGCTGAACCGAAAAGCATCGAGGAACTTAGGCGAATGGGTTGGAGAATTGAAGGTGCTAATAAAGGGAAAGATAGCATACTAAACGGCATCGATATATTAAAACGTTTCAGGTTTAACGTAACAAACCGATCGACTAACATACTCAAAGAATTGAACGCTTACAAATGGAAGGAAAAGGACGGGAACGCTACCAACGTACCCATCGATTCATTCAATCACGGCATGGATGCTTTGAGGTATTTAGCACTTAATAAATTAGCAGAAAAGAACAGAGGAAAATATGCAATACAATAACATTTGGAAAAAATTAACTGTTGGTCAGTACCAACTTTTGGCCGACCTCAATCACTTGGAAGGGTGGGAGTATATGCGCTCGGTTGTAGCGATTGTGGAGGGTAACGGATTTGATGAGGTTGATAATTACCCATTGATTGACTTACGCAAGCGATACGAAGCCATTGCCAAGCAGTTGGAGAAAGAGCCGTTTAAACCGTTCAAATCATTTGTAAAGATTGACGGTAAACGTTACTACGTTACAAGGTTCTTTGACGAAATAAATACCGCTCAATTCGTAGAAATAAGCGAGTGGAATAAGACCAAAGAGGACGGTGTAAAGAACTTACATTTGTGCGTTGCATCGCTTCTACGTGAAACGAAGTTCGGTTGGTTTCCTGAAAAGTACAACGGGAAAGACCATTCAAAGCGTGCGACGTTGGTGAAGGAAAAGATGTTAGCGGTTGAAGCGTTGGGGTTGTCCGCTTTTTTTTTGGCCAGTTGGGTGAAGTTGCTCGAAGATTTACCAACCTATTTGGACAAGGAAATGCAGACGTTGAAGGCGGAGATGGACGCCCTGACCTTGGAACAGGATTCACCGAACGTTACGGGTGGATCGTTGTAATTGATAGGTTAGCGAATAGCGATGTTCTCAAATGGAATGAGGTATTTGAACTTCCTGCGATGGAGTTCTTAAATTATGCGAGTTACCAAGTTGAGAAAAGCAAACATGAGGCGTTTGAAATAAAGCGTAGATCGAATGGGTAACTTTTTTGATTTACCCATTTAATAAGTATGGCATTTATCAAGTTTCAAGATGTAAGCGGAGCATTCAATAGTGCTATTGAAGGGATTGGTACTACAAATGTTGACCAAGCTTTTGAAGGTGTTGAAAAGGAAATTGTTGA